TAATGTTTCCACGCCCGGTGTTGTAGACCGAAGCGTCACGACGCGGGTCCGTCGTGGTAACCTGCATCTGACCGACAAGTACAGTCGCCAGCCGGTTGATCGCTTCGGCTACCGGGTCCACTCAGACCCACCCGTACGGCGGAATGCGAGCGCCGATGTCGAAGCCCGGCAGACCCGGACTCGGGCGGCCAGCCACCGTGCTGATCCGCATGGTGCCACGCATCTTCGACATGCGCCGCCGGTCCACGCTGATCGCCTTGCGAAGCTCGGTCTCGTACGCCTGCTGCCACGCCGCGTACAACTCGGGCTCGTCGTAGTACAGGAACCCGCGAGCCGTGACGCCGAACTCCAGCAGCTTCGGCCAGTACACCGTCACGAAGTTGGTGCTGCTGTCGCTACCCGCACCCGTGGCGATCTCTGCCGGGTACTCCCACACACGCTCGCGGATCGCGTACGTGTCGTCCGGGATCGGACGCATCACGTAGCCGTCGCCGTCGCGTGCCCAGCAACGAGGGAAGCCCTCGCTCTGCTCCGTCCACACGGTGTGGTCGTGGATCACCTCGAGGGAGACCTCGGGGATGATCTGGTAGTCCTGCCCGCTGGCGTACCGAATGGCGATCCACTGACAATCCTTGTGGGTTGTCGGGTTCTGCCAAGCGTAGTCCGCATCGCTGGCGGTCAGCGTGCGGGTGCGCGTGAACTCCATGCCGGTCCAGCTATGGTCGGCGCAGATGTCCTCGCGGATGACGTAGTTGATCCAGCCGTCTACGTCGGAGTCTTCAGTGCTCGTCACCCCGGACCGACCGAGGTTTCGCTGCACTCTGCCCCGAATTTCCCCTCTGGTCGCCAATGGTGCGATACCCTTGCTTCACCCACGTTCGCAGGTGATCGTTGCGCTCTCGGCGAGCGTCCGTTTGCGGTCCCGGACGCTTCTTGCCGAGCGCCTCAGAAAACTGACTCACAGACCCTCTGCGCCTGGCTTCCTCGGAGTCTGCCGCTCATACGGACTGTTGCCCGTGTTTGGCGACCCGATAGGCGACCGGCGTACAACGCCCGTGCCCTGACCCACACGCGCGGCCTTCGCGCCCTCGGACGACGTACTCGGCGCGGAGCGCAGGCCGTCGCTGGCGTATGACTTGCCAGCGAGCGACCCCGCCCGCGCCTTCGCACGCATGTCCTGGAACGTCGAGCCGGGGCGTGAGCCCTGCTTGCCCAGGTCGTTGGTCATCAGGTCGCCGTGAACGCGAGGTTGATGATCGACCCCGTTGCCGAGCGCGGCTTGGTCGTCACGGTCGGGAACAGCATGGTCGAAACCTGCGGCGTCGGGCCCTCGTCGTACTCGAAACCGAGCACGCCGAACCACGCCGCACCGGCAGTCGAGGCACCGTCCGGCGTGAAGCTGATACCCTCACCCGCGAACAGGTCGGTATCGGCAACTGCCGACAGGTCGGCAACGTAGATGTTGCCGATCGCCGCGCCGACCGGAATCGAGATCGTGCCGATCGCAATCTGGTTCGACGTGGTGCCGTACTTGATTTCGCGGTTGACCGTGACAACACACGCCGTCACCGTGACCGCCGTGGTGACCACACACTTGAGCTGCGTGATCTTGAAGCTGTTGAACAGCGGAGCCGTACGCACCGCAGTCGTACCCGTAAAGGTAGCGACTGCAAGCGCGGGAAGGCTCGTCTGATAGCTGTAGCTCTGCTCTGCCATGTTCTTGCTCCTAAGCTCCTTCCCGGCTCTTAGTTCGCGGTGCCGCGAATCTTGACGATCCGGTTGTCACCGTCAGTGCTGTAGTCCCAGATGCACTTGAACCCGCCGAGGTAGTACCAGGCGAGCGCCATGTCGCGACCGAAGTCACCCGGAATGCCCTCGCGGACCTCCTCAGGCGTCGCCACGCACTCCATGACGGCATCGGCACCGAAGATGACCGCCTCACCCTTGTAGCCGTTGATCGTCGAGGCAAGATGGTTGTCCTCGATGCAACGACCGGTGTAGATGCGGCCCGTCTCGCCCGAGAAGAGCTTCTCAGGATCGCCGTAGTACTGCGCCTTCTCCCAGTCCGGGTCGTCCTTCAGGGCGCGCAGCGCATCGACGCCGCCGATGCAGATGTAGTTCACACCGTCCCACGGCGGGACAGGCTTCGACGCGTTCGAGCCGTAGCGGCCCTTCTTCAGACCGTCGATGACGTTCTTGAAGTCCCACAGCTGCCAGTCGCGCGTCGCGGCAGTAGACGGCGTGCCGTCCACGTCCCACGTCGCGGTCGGGGTGTCGATCGCACCGGTCGGCGTGTACGCCACGTCGGTGTCGTCGAACTGGTCCCACGCCCGCCAGTCGAGCGCCTTAACCATGTCGTCGGTCAGCGTCGAACTGATCGGATCGCGGACCTCGAACTCCGAGAAGGTCTCGAACTCCTCGTCCCACGGAATGGCGTAGCCACTCGGGTACGCGGTGCATGAGCCCTGATACGTCTCGAAACGACCACGGGGAATCGGCTGACCAATGCCGATGATGCGACCACCAACCGCCGTGCCCGACGCGTCACTCTTCTTGTTGAAGAGCAGCGTCTGACCAGACCGCTTGCCGTACTGCGGGTCCTTGTCGCAGAACTGGCGATAGCGGACCATCGGCTGGCCCATCGCGCGGAACTTGCGCGACAGGGTGTTGTTGCTGAAATACCTTTCAGCGGAGTTGTTCCAGGAAAGTCCTGCCACCTGTCATATGCCACCCGTGGTGCCCAAAGGTTGAATGTTCGCAGCTCGACGAAGCCACGCGCGCCGAACTTAGGCGCTCCTCTTGAGAACGACGCGCGCAGCGCGATCCCGCGTTGCGGCAATGTACTCGGGCGTCTCGATGCGGTTCCACATCTTCTTCGCCCGAGCCTGCTCATGCTCCGACAACGCCTCGACGAGCGCCTCGCGCGCCGACAGCCGCTCCGGCTGCTCGGCACCCATGGGCCCGTCCTGCGCCATCGGGGGCAGTGCCATGTTGCCCGGAGCACCCGCCGCCTGACGGGCTCCGCGCTTCTGCCGCTCCTCTGCCTGCCGACGATACTTCGCATCCTCGGCAAGCTGGGCGCGCACTTGCTCCGCCGCCCAATTCGCTCGGGCAGACGGGTCGGCATTGGGGTCGGTCTGCGCGAAGAGACGCGCGATCTCACCCTGCCATGCACCTAGATCCTGATTGTGACCGTAGAACTGATTCCAGAACTGAGCCGCCTGCGCCTGCTGGTCGCGGGCAAGCTGCTCCTTCTGCATCTCGGACATGATCTCGTCGCGCGCCTGCTTCTTGGCGATCGCGACGACCTCAGCCGTGTACCGACGCGGGTTGCCGATCATCTCCTCGCGGAGCTTCTCGTCCACGTCCGGCGGGAGATTGGGCTGCGCGGGCGCGGGCTGCGCCTTCTGCGCGAGATGCTGCTTCAGGGTCTCCACTTCGCGGGCCTGCGCCTGCGCGAACTGGGCAACCTGCTGCTGGAACTGCATGAAGTCATCCCGAGAGATGACCTCCGGTGCTACCTCCGACACTCTACATAGCCGCCTCGTGGTGCCTGCTTTTTGCCGAGCGGGCCGACATCCCGCGTGAACCCCGAGCCTCGGTCGCCTTCTGCGCCACCGAGTTCAGGAAGCGATGCAGATAGTCGATCTCGGTGATGAGAGCGACGTTCTTCTCCTCGTCCTCGTCCTCGAATGCAGCGTTCATCGCAGTCGCGCGACGCTCCAGCAGGACCGGCAGGAAGTACGCCTCCCAGCCCGAGGGCGTCAGCAGCGACCCCAGCCGCACGAGGTAGTCAGCACTGTCCTCGTCCGCACGGCGCTCGATCACCGCAGCCGAGTCGGGGATACTCATAACGCCCTGCGTCAGGAGGGTAAGGATCTCCGACAGGCACTTCGCCTGCAACCGGATCAGGGCGCGGTCGAAGCTTGCCTTGGTGGCGTACTCGGCTTCCAGTGCACGCTTGCGGCGGGCACAGTACGCAGCCACCGCGTCCTGCCACGTATCCCGGTTCTCGGCTGCGAGAACTCGGGCATCGTCATCGACTGCGTGCAGATGCCGAAGCTGCTTCACTTAGCAGCAGTCCTTGCCCTTGAGGCCGACCGCAAGCTCCTGCGAAGCAGGGCGCTCCAGATGCCCCTTGGGGCGCTCCGAGACGACAGGCTTCTTCGCCATGAACGTCTTGCCCGCGACGCCAGCGACCGTGCCGCGCATCTTGTCCACCACCATGCCGGACTTCTTCACAGCATACTCCTTAGTAAAATTATGCCACCGTGGCAAGCATTGTGCTAGCGGCAGTCGGCCGTGACCGCATCGCAGTACGTAAGGCGTCCGGGGCAGAACAGCCCGAGGTTCGCCGCAACGTAAGGACGGCTCGGGTCGATAAGCTCGAACGTGCAGCCCTTGGCGATCTTGCCCGCCCCGAACAGCAGGCTCACCAGCTTGTTCCGCTCTGCCATCTGGTTGAACGCCACGCGCTCGGCACGCTCGTCCGGGGTCGCAGTACGCACCGGGGACGGCGCACCATAGGCAATCGCCGCGCCAAACAGCAGAACCGAAACCACCAACAAAATCACATCTGTTCGCTTCATCACTTCCTCAAGTTGAACGTTTCCCAGCGACCCTGTTCGTTGTCGCGGTGCCGAAGCTCGGCGCGTGTGCCCGTCTCGTCCATC